CAATCTTCTTAAATGAATTCATTTTTCTCCTTGTTTATATTAGTTTGTACGAATCAAGAAAGTCCATAACTTCGTCAGGAATTTCCTCGTCTAATTCTACCATATCCTTATTTTGCTCTGCAAGTCGGGAGGCAGAAGACCATGTGTGAACTTCAATTTCTATATTAGAATCTCTACTTGTATGTGATATTGCTCCAAATACAGCACCGCAAACAGCGTCTGCAAGATCTTTAGACTTTTTACGTGGGTGGTCTACTCGTTTACCATTATCAGTGATTTTTAATTCTGACATTTCTTCTAATAAAAGTGGAATCATGGGCATTGCAACACGCTCTTCATATACCATCATAGCTAGGTCTTCATAATGTTTTTTAGCAACGGAAACTGTATCAGTTCTCATACCTACCGCTTTTAATTCTTGTTGAATATCAAATGATTGCCATCGGTCAAATGTGACCATTCCTATATTAAATCCTTCTCTACGAAGATTCTGTATCCACTTTTTAACTTCGGATAAATCAACTGGACCCTGAACTTTAGGCTCCCACCAAACAACTGCATCAACAACAACTATTGGCGCAACCTGTTCGTAATCTTTAATTACTTGAATGTTAACCCATCGTTCAACATGTGCTATTGCAACTGCACACTTATCATGTTTTTGTGCAAGGTCAGCATGTACATAGTAAGTTTTATCTGGATCTGGCTTAAAGTTTTCTTCAAATCTTTTATAGGTATCCACAGGATTTCTTAATGTCATACATTTTTCTAGTTTATCTTTTTGTTTAAAAAATGCATCAGATGAATATGTCGGTGTACACAAGAAACGCATCATTGCATCACCAAGATCAGTTAAAAATGCAATCTTAAAATCATCTATCTTTCTAGTGGGATTTACATCCCATGTTGGACGCTTTAGTGCAAACATTCTAGGGTATTTATATGATTTAATTTGATCTTCTTCCCAAACAATCTCAAACTCATTATCTGGTCCTTCTGGTAATTCTTCATTAATAATAAACTTATGTCTGCGTTCTATTACATCTTTTTCCATAATTACTTCTTCATACCGCTTTGAAATGAAGTCGCCGTTATAGCGGGGGAATGAAAGAAGAACTACTTTGCCTAGATCTGGAAAACGAGAATCTACAGTACCACGAAACGCTTTGTATATATTATCAGCAGTTTTTCCTTGATCATTTCCAGTGCCAACCTCTGTAGCAAAGCCAGATATCTCATCAAGTACAGCCATGAAAAGATTTAGACCTTCATGAGATTCACGTTCTGAGTGTCCTGAATAAACAGTAATAGATTTATCAAAACCAATTGAATTTACCTTGGGGTCATACTTTCCTGCAAACCATGGGGACTTTTCAATCTTTGTCTTAAAGCCTTTGAAGAACACGTTCTTAGCCTGTTCAGCATTAATAGCAACGTTAATAATGTCAATAGCATCTCCAGCTGGCTTCCCATAATATCTTGCTGGATCCTTAAGGCATAGCAGTTTATATACTACATATGCACATGCTACTGTAGAAACAAAGTCTTTACCACTACCCTTGCCAAGCTGCAGAATAATTTCATTTTTGGTGTATTTACTATAATGTCTGCTGCCTTCTTCTGTTCCTAAAAGAACTTGTAAATCTTCTTTACGATAAATTTGACTCATCGCTTCAACTACATCATACTGAATATCAGAAAGTGGTGGCTGGGCCAAATAGTCTGGCGACTCTACAAATGTTTTTACATCTACAGGTTTTTCTTCAAAATGATTATCCTGTAATGCCTCAAGAAAATCATTGAACATCGTGGACAATCGTAATCACTTCACCCTCTTTTGCAATAGCTGAAAGCCGTTGCATAATAAGATCACGTATTTCTGGATGCGAAGAAGCAATATCTTTTAGAATTCCAACAAGAACTTCTTGTCTTTTTTCTATTTCAACCATTTCTTCTGCAAGTTCTTTATTTTCAAGCAATCCAGCTTTTTGCAACATATCAATTCTTTTTGATTCAATATCCATAACAAGCTTGATGCCTGCAGTTTTTGCATTTAAATTTGCTGTAGTTGTTGCATCCTCAATAACTTCATATGCCTTGTTAATAAGTTTATTATAGTGTGCATCGGCAGAAGCAAGCGCTTCTTTGGCACGGGCACGGATTACCGTATTATCTGATGCCATCTTCTTCCACTCATCAAGATGTGCAACAACGCGAGTCCTTGGAATAGCCAGATCTTTAGATATTCTTGTTGGATCACTACCTTTTAAATATTCTTCTACAACACGATTTACCTCATCAAGATGATTAATTAGATCAATCTCTGTGCTTGTCATATTTTCCTTCTAATCTATTGATCTCATCTTGTATATAGAACATAGCCTTTCTTAAATCTTCAACATGTTTTTTTTCATCTTTAAGTCCAGCTCTCCATAAATATTTAAATGCATTACCAATATTAAAGTTACGATGCCTTGTTATTTCAATACACTCAACACCAGAAGGATCTGTAGTGTAATGCTCTGGATGATTAACTTGATCTACCTTAGTTACTAATTTAGTAGGTTTAGTTTTCATAGTCTTCTTCATCAAAATAGTTATCGTCTTCTTCTAGTATTTTTCCAAAAGCTAATAATCCGTACGCAGTGCCAACAGAAGCAATAGCTCCTAAAATAAATAAACCAACTGCCAACTTCTTCATCTTTTAGACTTCCTTAATCCAAATTTAGCTAGATAAACGTATATTGTTTCTACGCTTGTTCCACATTCTTTTGCCATTTCCTGTGGAGTTTTTTTATCCATAACATAACGCTTACGAAGCCAAGACTCGCTTGTATATAGTTTAGCAGGCATATTATTATTTGTCAACCCCAATAGCTTTTTCCCAATTATGAATAGCCCAATGACCTATACCGCAGGCATCGGCAACATCATTATCTTCTATCTTTTTATCATAAATAATATCAATAAGATTAATTGTTCTTTGCTTTCTCAAGCCTCTTTCATAAGACTTATACCAAGAATCTGACTTGCCAGGGTTTGCAGATCTTATTGCTAACTGTTCTTCTTTACTTAATTTTTTGTTTCCTAAATAGTTTTGCCAGGTAATGGGAGATACCTTTCCTATTTGATTAATACCAGTTAATCCAATACCACCAATAATTGCCCCCTGCACCATAGCCAAATCTGCTGCAGTTTTAGGGGAGTTCATAAATACTGTATGTTCAATAACAACAGCATCTATTTCGTATAGTCTAAAAAATGCTCTGGTTTTAGCAGTTGCATCTATAACTTTTTCATATATATCATGACCAAAAAATGCAACTTTACCAGTATTTTTTATTTTATTATCTGAAAAAATAGCAAAAGCAACAGTACTTGTACTTGCATCAATAGCACAAATATTGTTGGGTTTGACATTATTCATAATCAAAATATCCTTTAATTTGCCTTAGCATTTTATTAACTTCTTTTTGTACAATATTACAATTTGAACAAAATCCTTCATCATTATAAATTGATAATTTAACTCCACAACCACCAAGGCATTTTCTTATCTTGCCTTTTCTTTTTAGTCTTTTTGTTACCTGGTATCTTTCTGCAATTTTTTCTTTGGTTGCTATATCTCTACATTCATCTGAACAGTAAACCTGATAGCTTACTTTAGGACGAAAATATATTTCACAATCAAATCTATTACAGAGCTTCACTCAATTCCTCCAAGGAAGCAATCTTTATTGATCCAGGTCCTGCCTCTGTACATGCATCTCTTACTGGGCACCCTTTACAAATTTTTGAATTATTGCGATAATTTTTTGTTGGCAATGTTTGATTTTTCCAAGCCTGCCTTACTTCTTTCATCCACTCAAAAGCATAGTCAATCCATTGTCTATAATCATCATTAACTTCAACTGGGATTATCATTAAATCATGAGTATTTTTATTTTCATAAATTAATACTCCTTTAGATTTTTTTAAAATTTTCATATATATTAAAAGCTGAACAAGATGACCAATTTTAGGCTTATTTGTTTTTTTACGATATTCATATGCTTCACTCATCATAGTTTTAATTTCTGCTATAACTTCTTCGCCTTCCCAGTCAATCATGGCATCACCATAACCAAATATTGGAGGATCATCATATGTTACTTTAAACTCTGTTGTTTTTTCATTTTTATCATTGGTAAATACTTTAGCAATTCCAGAATTAATCATTGCTTGCTGGATTCTATCATGTGACATTGTTCCAGACTGCATATTGGCTGCAGCATATGCATCTGTATCATCTTGAAAAATTGCACCATTAAAAGCCAAATACCAATAGCGTGGGCATTCCCCATGTCCATAAACTATAGTAGATGGGGCAAATGTTTTTTTCTTAGTATGCTTAGGTCCACGCATTACGGTGTACCCAGAATTAATCTTTTCAATAATTTTTTCAGAATCAAAAATTTTTTCTTGTCGTTTTTTTTCTTTTTTGCTGTCTGATTCTTTTAACATAACTTGCTTTAATAAATTTTTGGTCATAGTTATCCTTTTTGTTATATATAAGTATATCAGACTAGCGCATTATATACTTGAGTGCTGACACAAGATTGTTTATGGACTCAGCTGCCGTGTAATAAATATTTTTCTTTCCTCTATCAGATTTATCTACATTTGTCATCCAAGTAGCCTTAAATGACATTTTTGCTGCAATAGCCTGCAGCCTAACAATTTCAAGACTTGCTACATGTGGGGGAATATCTGGTTTAATGATTAATTTTGCAATCATGGTTAAAGCAGTAGTAAGTTCCTCATCATTCATATAATCAGAAATCTCAGAAAGTCCATTAATCATATCAAGTGTTGTTTTTGACTGCTCATTATTTTTCATTATATTCTCCTAAAATATCTTCTAAAAGTCCTACTTCTACTACAGCTAATCTTGTTCTTACTCCAGAATCTCCCAAAACAATTACTATAGCTGGATCATTTCCATTTCTAATTGCATCTGTTACTGCTTTTGCCCAGACATCTTTATTTATAGTAAAGGATTTAGAGCTTTCTTTAAAATCAACCGTAAAATTTTTCCAAGTAGCGTCACCCTTTTTTGTATTCCTACCAGAGTTTTTATGCTGCTTAGCACCAAGTCTTTTACTCTCGTTCTTTTCGCTCATAATCTCTTTTCTTTTTATATCCAACTATATAAAGCTGGCATTTTGATAAGTGTTTTTTACTACAAAGCCATGTTGACTCTCCCGTATCAGGATATACCCTGCATGTCTTTACATCTTCTTTACACGTTTTACATGGAAAAATGCCAGGATAGGTTGTGTAATTAAGCATTCATTACCTTAGACCTAATATCATCTTGTAGGTTTAAATCCTCTTTTACACGATTTATAAAGCCTTCCCTGCCTTGAACTTTAGTGCCATCTGGTAAAACATACCAAGCACCTGTTCTTTCAACAATGCCCATCAGTTCAGCAGTGTCAACGAGATCGCCAATGGTATCAACCCCAACATCAGTGCCTCTGAAATAAAAATCATATTCCCCAGACTGGAAAGCAGGAGAAGTTTTAGAGAACTGAAGTTCCCAACGAACTTTTCTACCAATCTTTTCTTCAATAAGTTTATCTCCAACATTAATCTTCCCCTTAATTGCTTGGTTATCTGATTCAGATGAAAATAGTTTTATAACAGTAGATGAATAAAATTTAGTGGCCTGTCCTCCAGTGGGCTGCTGACTTGTATACATTGCACTAATATTATTTCTTGATTGTGAAATTAGAACAAGCAGTGTTGGCTTGACTTTATTATTTGCATAGTTAAGCATTTTCCAAGCATTGCTAAAGTCACGAGACTCTGCACCAATCTGCTTTGTATTCTCAAGTTGTTTTAGTTCATCGCTATCTTTTTCAAAATAAATTGCAGGTAGTAAAGATGTAATAGAGTCAACTACAATAAGATCAACTCCAGCTTCCATTAGGTTTACACCAACATCAACCATTTCATTAATAGTTCTTGCTTGAGAGACAATAAGTTTTGATGTATCTACCCCAAGCTTTTCTGCCCATGCTTTGTCATATGACATTTCTGCATCAATCCATGCACAAACCTTGCCTTCTTTCTGAGCAAGCGCAATCATTTGTAGGCATAGAGATGACTTGGCTGAAGATTTACTACCCCATATAAGCACTTGTCTGCCATACGGAAGTCCACCGTTAAGGGCACGATTAAGTCCAAAGCTAGGAGTAGTAGCATATTCTGTTTTTGGAACAGAGTCTCCAATTAAAATATTTTTTCGTAATTTAGGATTAAGCTGTGCAAGTACTTCCTCTACACTTGGTGTCATTAGAATCTAACACCATGTTTCTTTGGCCTATTAGAATTAATATCCATCTTTTCTTTAATAGCATAATCAAGAGATTTTTTCATATATCCTGCATCCACCATGCCTGCATACAGATCAAGGGTACGAATAATAATATCCGCAAACTCATCAGATAGTTTATCTGGATCCATATCTTTACGAACAACTTCCATTGCTTCTACTACTTCTGAAACAATCATCATCATTTGTTTTGCAACAAATATTTCATCTGCAGGTCTATCCCAGAATCCTTTTGATTTTGCATTATCATGTATTTTTTCTGCTAGTTCATCAAACACTTACCACATCCTCCATTATCACTGTACCATCTTTTGTTTTACCAAGTTCAAACTTATATACATTTCCTGGTTGCACATGCATATATGCTTTAGGAAATGCTGTTGGAAATACTGTAATTGCATGTAACTCTCTTCCAGAGTCTGCAACTGTAAGAGATGCCATCTTTTTACCAGCTTTAGTTATTCTGGGCTTAAACGAAACTACAAACATTTCGTCATCTTTATATGGCAACATCTTATAATTAAGAAACTTTATCAGGGCATCGGATGAATTAGATATTTCATCAACAGGTACTGCAGAAACAACCCTATTATCGTTTGCAAGGATAATATAAGTACGACCAGCCTCAATATCCGTATTTTCTTCATCAAATATACCAACACTTCCTGTTTTATCTAATAGCTCTATTCTAGACCAACCTTTTGCTCTCTTAATTGATTTTACCATACCCATCAAAATGAAAGCACCTTTTTCTTCATACTCTTCAATGTCATTTATGTATGCATAGTAATGCTGAGGAATTGGCATATTAAATTCAGGCAAATTAAGATACTCATAAAGATTTTCTCTTACTTTATTTTGATCTGAAGGATTATCTGCAAATGTTAATGCACCAATAGCATTCATTGCTTGTAGTGCACGACTATTTACACCATTACCTTTTGTAAAGGTAAACTCTTCTACATCCTTGTATGAGCTAAATGGACGAGCAGCAATATACCTGTCAGCAATAGTATCAGAGATGTACTTAATGGCAGAAAGACCGAACCTGATACCCTTACCCTCAATTTTAAAATCTTTATCTGAATCATTAATATGAGGTAGCTTAATCGGAATGCCCATTCTTTTTGCTTCAATTAAATACTCCGTTCGTGTGTCCTTGTCCTTTTCGTTCTTTAAAAGAGAATACATAAACTCTATAGGATAATGATATTTTAGCCACGCCGTCCAATAAGAGAGCGTAGAGTAAGCAACCGCATGAGACTTGTTGAACGAGTATCCCGCATGCGCCTCAAAATCGTGCCACAGATCCAAAGCGGCATTAGGAGCAATATAAGCAGAAGCGCCTTTAACAAACTTATCTTGGAATGCATTAAATTCTCTTGCATCTTTCTTTTTACCAATAATCTTTCTTACTTTATCAGCCTCTGCCATAGTCATACCGCCGAGCTCTACACAGGCCTGCATAACTTGCTCCTGATATAGGATACACCCATATGTTTCCTCTGTAAAAGGTTTCATTATTTGATGCATATAATCAATATTTTGTCTACCGTGCTTACGAGCAATATAATCTTTTCCAATGGTATTCATTGCACCTGGACGAACAAGAGCATTTGAAGCAGCTAATTCTGCAAGATTTTTTACACCCATTTTTACCAATAGATTTGTATAAGGCGTTGCTTCGCACTGAAACACACCTTTTGTATATCCATCAGATAACATTTGATAAACATTCTTGTCATCCATATCAATATAAAGAAGATCAATCTTTCTATCATGTCTTTGCTCAATAATATCTATGGTATCTTTAAGAACACTTAAAGTTTTTAGACCAAGAGCGTCAATTTTAATAAGACCAATTCTTTCTGCCTCTTCCATGTCTACCGCTACAACTGGAATGCGCTCATCAGCACCAGTAACATTGCGTGTTTCAAGTGGAGCGTATTTAAAAATTGGTTCTTTACTAGTTACAACGCCTGCAGCATGAATTCCAGTTCCACGAATACGACCACGCAACTGATCACCGTATGTCACTACCTCTGGATATTTTTCACGAAACCACGCTGAGTTTTTAGATGTACAAAACTCATCCCAAGTATCAACTGTTTTTAAAACTTTGTTAACATCTGGCAAAGGAATATTGAGAGCTCTAGATACATCTCTAACAACACCCTTATCTTTAAACTCTAAAAATGTTGCAATAGATGCTACATGTCGGTATTGTCTAACAAGATAATCTTTTACCTCATCACGACGAGAATCTTGAATGTCTGTATCAATGTCTGGAAAGTCATTTCGTTCTGGATTAATAAATCGGAAGAATAGAAGTCCATGCTCAATTGGATCAATCTCAGTAATTCCAAGAAGGTAACAAAGCAAAGAACCAGCAGATGATCCACGACCTGGACCAACCATAATCCCTTCTTTCTTAGCCCAATTAATCATGTTACGAACTACAAGAAAGTATGGAGCAAACTTTTTTTCTCTAATAATGTAAAGCTCTTCGTCAAGTCTTTGTTCATAAATATCATTACCAAGCCAGTTGCTATTTAATCTTTTTTCTTCTAATGCAGCAAGTGCAAGATTGGCAAGCTCTTGATCAGGATTTTTATACTGAACTGGCAAGAGCGTAAGCCCAGACTTGATATCATACTCTTCTACTTTATTATAAATATCAATAGTAGATTGAAACATTTCTTCATTTTCAATACCCTGATTTTTCATACACTGCTTCATCTCCTCATAGGAAAGCAGGTGAATATCAAAAGATCTAAAAGACATTTGACGGTCTGCTCCATACAAATAATCCAAGCGCTCCATCATATCTTTATGTTTTTTGGATTTATCATATGTTACATCTTTTTGTAATTTGGCATGAGTATTAAGAATAAGCATGAGTTCTTGAATTTCTTTTTGACTGGTATCAGAATGATGGCAATCTGGTGTAACAACTATTTTTACATTCATTGACTTTGCCAAGCTTATGAGTCCCTTATTAACATATTCTGGATTGTGTGGCATTACTTCAATATAATAATCATCGCCGAATGTTTGTTTGAACCATTTAATATGTTTTTTTGCAATAGCAAGTTCATCTAACTCTACCGCCTTGGCTATCCAACCACTAAGGCAAGCAGAGGTTACAATAATTCCTTCTTTATATTTTTCTAATATTTCAAAGTCAAATCTTGGTTTACTAAAAAATCCTTCAGTCCAAGCAATTTCATTTATCTTGTTTAGATTTTCTAATCCTTGTTGGTTCTTGGCTAGAAGAACTATATGGTGATAGTTTTGATCTAATGGATCAGTTCTATCTGCTTTCGCCCTATTATCAAAACGATTAGTCGTCATATAGCCTTCTACGCCAAGAATAGGTTTGATACCTGCTTCTTTTGCAAGACGATACATTTCACGGTGTCCAGAAAGAGTGCCATGATCTGTAATTGCAATTGCTGGCATACCCAGTTCAACTGCTCTATTTACATATTCTTGCGGAGTTGCCACACCATCCATCAATGAGTAATGTGTGTGGACATGAAGCCCAACATAATTCATATATTACCAGTCAACGTTTGTTGCAGTAACGGAAGGTGTATCAAATCCAAAGTAAAAAGCTTCTTGCTCTGGATATGGAACTTCACGAACAACCTTTTCAAGATTGAATGGTTCAATACCATCCCACTTGAAAGGTTCTGCATCTGGAGCTGAGGGGATTAGGGTATAGTTTGTTTCAGTACCCTGACCATTTCTCTTAAGCTTCCACTGAACGTTGGATACGCTACCAGTCTCAAGTGCGTATTCACGAATTGTATTAAATGCTGATTGCTTGCTGATACCTTGTGACCAAACAGCCACATAAGGGTCTTCTAATCCATCTTCTACAAGCACATTAGTATAGAAGCGAAGACGTGCTCTCCAGCCACTCTTAGGCTCTTTACGGGCCATTTCACAGCCAAAGCAGCGACCTTCTGACTCCTGTGTACAAGCAGCCTTGCGCTTATAATCCTTTGGATTAGTGTGTTCTGAAACCACAACTGCCAAACCACGATCTTCGTTAAAATGTGCAGAATCAGAATCTAGCTCATTAACAAATCTAATTTTTGCAGATTGACCATCTGCCAATTTAACCCAGCGAACCTTAAGTCCAGTTCCTTCGGACTTAGGCTTATCTACTAATGCATTTATGTTTTTTAGTCCTTTTACGATTGCCATTTTGTTTTGTTTCTCCTTGTGTTTTTTCTATTGTAGCATAGCGATAATGGAATTGTCAAACTTATACTCAAGTTGTCTAATTGAATCATCATCCATGTCTCCAATATCTTTATATTTTTTATCTATATTTATTATTGTTATTTGAGATCCTAATTTTTCAATAAGTTTCTCTGACATTGTTTTTCCTGCATCATCGTTGTCTGCAATCAAAATTATGTTGCTAAAATATTTTTTAAGCAACTCAGTTTGAGATACAGAAACATTAGCCCCAAGCGTTGCAACGGCTGGGAAACCTACTTGATCTAATCTAATAGCATCAAATGAAGACTCTACTAAGTATACTATTTCAGAATTTTTAATTCTATGTAAATTAAAAAGCACTTTGCTCTTAGGCAGTCCTGGTGTATTTTTAAAATCTTTACCCTCAACACTTCTTGCAACAAAACCAATACACATACCGTCTGGTGAATGTACTGGTATCGTTACTGAATCTTGTTTTTCAGAATATCCTAAACTAAATCTGGATACAGAATCTTTTGTTATGTTTCTTCCCTCAAAATATCTCATGGCCCTAGGTGATTCAAGTGCTTGAATATTTAATCTTTTAATTAATAGTTCATCAAACTGAACAAAATCTGGTTTTGAATACAGTGTTTTATTTATTGTTAAAGATATATCTGATTCTTTTTCTTTGCTTTTTATGTATCTTAGTGCTTCAAAATATGTTCTACCACTAACCTGCATAACTGTTTCTAATAAATCTGCAACTTTTTGACATGAAAAACAAAAAAGCATGCCATTATATTTATTTATTTCTGCTGCTGCTGTTCTAGAATTATTGTGAAATGGACAAAAAACAATATACTCTAACCCTACCTCAGATTCTATGTCAACTCCAATTCCAGTCAACACTCTTTTAACCTGATCTTCTGTATATGTATCCTTGTTTTTATTCATATTAATAGTATGGCCCCAATAGACTGTATCCTATAGTATACCTTAATCCAGATTTTGTTTCAAGAACTCCGTGCATATCGTTCATTTTGTAATATGCCATATCTCCAGCTTTAGGCTTATAAGCATACGAATGATCTGGAAAAAATAATTCTCCACCATCGTAATCATCGTTAATATATAGTTGAGCAATAAAACTATCTACTCTTGAATCTGTAATATCTTGATGTGCATTCATTGGAGTATTTGGTAGAAGCTTGGATGCTGTTATTGTGCTTCTTAGTGGTTCCATTTTACTCATGTTATTTTTTTTCATAAAATCAATAAGAGATATGTGCAATATATTATAAAACATTGCACGAACCTCAATTGATGCGTAGCTATCACGCCTATCATACAGCGCTGGTATTTCCATTGTTTGATGTGGTCTACGATCTACATTTTCAAATGGATAAGAATCGCTACTTACCTTTTCTAAAATATTAATCCAGTAATCTATATCTATATTATTAGAATAAACAGTAACTATGCCGTTGTCAATTCTTGGAGTTATGGACATATTATTTTTCTTCAAAATCCTTGTATCTATAATATCCTCTATCAAAATCTACTTGAACTAAAAAGTCTCCCATAAAACCATTTCTATTTTTTCTAAATACACACTCAATAATATCACTATTTGTAGCACGACCAAGTGCCATTACCCAGTCAGCATCATATGCAATTTGTCGTGACCAAGCAGTTTGACCAAGTGTTGGAGCGCTACTAAGATCCTTCACATCATCTGGCGTAGCAGAAGAAATTGAAATAATTGGTACCTCTTCGCTAATAGCCATAAGTTTAAGTTCACGAGAAAGATTCTTCATGCGTACCGTCTCATTATCAGACTTTTGATTAGGAGACATAAGTTGAAGATAATCAACAACAACAAAGTCTGGCTTATACTGATCAATCTTTCCACGAATTACAGATGGCGTAACTTCTCCACCAGAATCATTTGAGATGATATGAAATGCTGGCTTGCCCTCAAGCTTGCTAGTATGCCATTTTTTTAACATATCAATTTCTACTTCGCCATTACTTAATTTACGATGTGACCACAAGCCTTCGCCCATAATTGCAAATACACGATTACGCACTTCAGTTTCTGACATTTCAAGAGAAATGATTAGTGGAGACTTACCTTGCTTCCAAGCTTGCACTGCAAAGTAAAGAGCAAGCCAGGATTTTCCAATCCCTGGATATGCCAAGAATACCCCAAGCTGACCTGGCATAATTCCAGATGGGAGATAATTGTCAAACCCTGGCAAGCCAGTCTTGATTCCTACTTGCCCAGACTCTTTCATCTTTTGAACATTTTCATAATAGGCAACGGCAGAATCAATATCAGTTACATCAACATCTCTTATTGCTGATGTATTTTTTTTGAGTTCTGAGGTCTTAGTAATAAGCTGATCAAGTGCTTGCGTTGCATTGCCACCCTGAACATCTGTAGCAGCATTTCTTAAGATATCTTTTAAGCTATCATTTAAATACTCAACCTGTAGCTCATCTAGATGGTGTTTGGTTGCTCCAATATCTGGAATAATTTGAAAATCTCTAAACTTTTCAACTACTAATGATGATGGCGGAACAGATCCATTAATATCAAAATAATGCCTAATAAAGTTCCATACATCATTATGGGTTCTAAGTAAGTTATCTAGATTGGCCTGAAGCAAAACATGCATCTGCTTATCATTTAGTACTGCTGATATTACCTTTGCCTCTGAATTATTCACTT